GATGGATATGCATAGGTATACGCCAAAATATAATAAAAAATTAAAAGATGCTAGAGAAAAATTTAATTCTAATTTGTTGAAAAAAAGAAATCCTCCTATAAAATCCAAACAAAAGGTGAAAGATATAGGAGCGAGAACATATAAAGTACCTGCAAGAGTAGGTACAGGTAGAAGGAAGTATAATCAAGCTGCGTACCTCTCAGGACTTGGTATAAATCCTGCTATTAAAAGAAATAAAAACATCTACAAACCTTATGCCAATGGTGGTGGTGTGCGTAAACCCAAGTATAGAGGATAACTGATGGCAACATATTTGACCTTAACAAATAGAGTTCTAAATGAACTCAATGAAGTAGAGTTAACTTCGTCTAACTTTGGATCTTCCAGAGGTGTACAGACGATGGTAAAGAATGTAGTTAATAAATCTATACACGATATCTATAATTCAGAAGTAGAATGGTCCTTTCTGTTTAGTGCAAAGGAGCAACAACTTACAGCAGGTCAAAGAACGTATGCTTATCCTAGTAATGCCAGAAAGGTAAACTTTAACACCTTTGTACTCAAACCTACCAACTTGATAACAAATGGTTCCCTTACGAACAATATCAGTGATTGGACTACAGTTACGGGAACTCCTTTCCACACTAAAGCTGTTAGTGATGGTGCAGCAAGATTGAACGCTGCAGAAATAACACAAGCTATCAGTACTGTTGTAAACAAAGACTATGTTGTACGTACTCGTACATTTGGTGGTGATATTACATTAAAAATAGGTACATCATCTGGTGGTACGGAGATATCCAGTACAACTCTTAGTGTAGATAATGCTGGTGATGGACAGTACAACGTAACGACATTTGCTTCTACAGCAGCTACTATTTATATTGGGTTTGCCAATACTGCTTCGGCTAACTACGATGTAGATAGTGTAGAAGTTACTGAAAACATACAACCAGAAAGGTTGGTGTATTTAGCTTATAATGAATGGCTTGATAATCATAGTGAAAAAGATCTATCAACTACGAGTAAAACACAATTTGGTTTACCTAGATATGTCTATAGAACACTAGACAACACAAATATAGGTTTGAGTCCTATACCAGAGAAGAGTACATATTCTATTTCTTATGATTATTATACAACACATAATGATCTATCAGCATACAACGATACGCCGACATTACCTGATAGATTTAATGATATTGTTGTTAATAGAGCTAAATACTACTCTTATATGATGAGAGCAAATATGGCTGGTGCTCAATTAGCAGAAAAAGATTACTTGGAAGGTGTAAAAAGAATGAGAGTAGAACTCTTAAATCATCAAAACTACTTCTATCCTTCTGGTCTTACAGGAACATCTAGACGGTTCATAGGTGTAAATACATAATATGGCAGAAATAACCGCCCCTGAGTATATATCTCCTTATGTCGTAACGGTAGCAGGAGGTTTGGTTTTAGATAGAGATGTCTATACTATGCCTGTTGGTGCTGCTACAATTCTACAGAATTTTGAACCTTCTGTTAGAGGTGGTTATCGTAGACTTAGTGGTACAGCTAAATATGATAGTGCTCAAATTAACGATGCATCAGATAAAGTCTTGGGAGTAGCGATATTCAATAACAGTGTTATAGCAGCTTCAGGAACAGTTGTAGAAAAGAGTACAGGTAGTGGATGGACGAGTATAGATACAGGAAAATCAGGTGCAGAACGTTATGCCTTTGAAGAATATAATTTTCTTGTAAATGAAAATAGATTAGTATACACAGACAATGTTAATTTTGCTTCTGTTTACAATGGTACAACAGTTATGTATATTAAAGGAAGCACTGTTTTGGCTAAAACTGGTTCTGCAAGTAGTAGTTCTACTGAATTAACAGTTACTGATGCTTCTGGAATTATGGCAGGTATGTACGTAACAGGAACAAGTATAGGTTCTGGTGCAAAAGTATCTAGTATATCTGGAACATCTGTGATAATGTCCGTAGCAACTACAGGCACGATTAGTAGTGCTACAGTAAACTTTGCAGGTCTTGGTACAGCCCCAACAGATCCTAGTATGGTAGCAGCTTTCAAGAATCATATGTTTTATGCAGGTATGAGTGCAGAACCTAATACTGTATTATTCTCTGCTATTGGTGATGAAAATGATTTTACTGCAGGTAACGGTGCAGGAACACTAGATGTTGATAGTACGATAATAGCACTTAAATCTTTTCGTGATTCATTGATCATATTTTGTGAAGACCGTATCTATAAACTAACTGGTAATGCTCTAGCAGATTTTGCTGTAGCTCCCGTATCACGTAATATAGGTTGTTCAGATGCGTATAGTATACAGGAGATAGGTGGTGATGTACTCTTCTTGGCACCAGATGGTTTACGTACTATTGCAGGTACGGCACGTATCGGTGACGTAGAATTAGGAACAGTCTCCAAACAAGTACAAGCCAGAATTAATGATATTGGTTTTAATAATATTTCTTCTGTAGTTATAAGATCAAAAAGTCAATATAGACTATTTTACCCAACTACAGGAGGAACGGAGAGTTCTGCTAAAGGTTTAATAGGTGTTTTAAAATCTAATCCTCAAGGACAGTTAGGTTGGGAATATAGTGATATAAAAGGTATAAAACCATCTGCAAGTACATCAGGTTTCATATCAGGTACGGAAACTATTCTACATGGTGGATATGATGGTTATATATACAAACAGGAAACAGGAAATACCTTTGCAGGTACGGCAATGACAGCTTTATACAGATCACCAGATTTAACTATGGGTGATGCTGGTATACGAAAGAGTATGCAACGTATCAATGTAAACTATGATCCTGAAGGAGAAGTAGAAGTATCTTTGTTTGTTAAATATGACTTTGAAGATACGAGTACACCTCAACCAGCAGCATATACATTAACTACTGCAGATACGGCAGCAATATACGATGATAGTGGAGCACTCTACGGATCAGCAGTTTACGATGCAGAGGGTATTCCGATTGTACGACAATCAGTAGAAGGAAGTGGATTTACTGTAGTTTTAAGATTGACAGATACGAGTAGTAATCCACCTATAACATTAAAAGGTTTTGAATTAGAATTTACACCGGGAGCTAGAATGTAAAATGGCAGGATATTCAGCAAGAATAAATACGTATACATCGGGCGATACGATTAAAGCAGAAGACACCAATGAAGAATTTGATGCTCTTGTAACTGCTTTCGGAACATCAGGACATACACATGATGGTACGGCAGGTAATGGTGGAGCCGTTGTAGCATTAGCAACAAATGCCCCAGTATTAGGTGCCGGAACAAATGCTGATGTTGTACTAACCTTTAATACCAGTACACTTGATGGTGTTTTATCATGGATGGAAGATGAAGACTATTTTAAGTTTGCAGATGATATTATGCTCGTAGATGCAGAAACTTTAATATTTGGTACAGATTCTGATTGGACAATAAAATATGATGAAGCAGGTGATGATGATCTGGTTTTAACTGGTTCTGATATCAGTATAGAGAGTAGTACTTCTGCTAAACCTGTTATGCAACTTCTTAATACGAATGCTGATGCTAATGGTGCTACACTTAAATTTAATAAGAACGGTGCTAGTGTTGCTGATAGTGACGTAATTGGAAATGTTGATTTTGTTAGTGAGGATGATGGGAGTAATGTCCACACATACGGAAGAATAAGAGGCACTGTCGTGGACATGACAGGAGGTGAAGAAGAAGGCAGCTTAGAATTCTACGTAGCTGAATACGATGGTACTCTTACGAAAGGCATGGATATCGTTGGACTTGGCTCTGACGGTAACATTACTGTAGACATCTCTACACATGATGGTGCTGCTGGTGGTTTAAAATTAGGAGGTACGTTAGTAACCTCTACTGCTGCTGAATTGAATTTATTAGACGGTTCTGCTAAGTCAACCTCTTCAATCACGATAGGAGATACTGATGCTTTTATTGTAATTGATGGTACGACTACAACACAGA